GGACGTACTCTGTCGCTTTGTTTACCATGAGTGCTTCCGTGATGGTGCGCTCCATGGCCGACTTTACGGCTTCGACGTCTGCCTGTGCCATAGCCTCTCTCATTTCGGTACCGATGTCGCTGTTGTATGCAAGGTGTGCCATTCGCTCCGTCATCACGGTTTTGAGACACCATTGTGCGTATGCCTCGCGTCCTTCCGCGACGGCCAGCTTCCCGGCTCCGTCTCTCCGAAAGTCGCCAAGGCCGAAATCAAAGTAAACGCTGCCTTTGTACTTTTGTTCTTCTACCGGGGTATCGGTTACGAGGTCCGGGACATCGAAGACGGGAAAAAGCTGTTTTGTCTGTTCCATTTTCGAGCCCTCCTTAAATCGACGCGGCAGGGAGAATGATGTCAACCACTACCGCCTCGTTCTGTACCCATGCCACGAGGACGCGGTCGCCCGGTTTCAGCTTCCGCATCTTCTCCGGTATGAGTACGTTATGGGTATGTGCGCCCTCATTTGTGTGGCTGTGAGCGCCTGTGCCGCTGTCCTGTGCGTGTTCTCCGCTGGGGCCGTGTGAATGTAAGCCGTCGGTCGCTGTCGTCGTCAGAACGGCTCCTACGGCCCCGAGCGTGAGCTGTCTGCAGACGGTATAATCCGTCTTTGGGATTGATATTGGATATGTGTTCGTGAGCAGGCTCATGTCGCTCTGAATGGCGCCGAAGTCAAGCAGCAGCGGTGATGCGCCGCATGCCTTCATTCGCTCTTGGAGGACCTGTCCGAGCTTGCTCACTCCGGGATTTCCGTTTCCGCTCATTTCGTGTCCTCCTTATACTTTTTTCAAATAAGCGACGTTGGTCCATGTGTTGATGCCTGCCACAGAGCTGCCGCCGCTCTTTTTCTGCTTCTTGCCGAGTAGCATGCATTTCACTCCGCCCTTTGTGACTTCCTTTCCTCCGGATGTTGTCTGGGTGATGGTGTGGTAATAGTCCGACTTTACCCAGTCTGGAATGCGGGGAGCGCCGGGGTAGTAGTTATCTGCCGCGCTGATGATCTCGACAAGGTCGCCGACCTTCAGGTCTGCTGCAGGTGCGGTCTGTGTTGAGCTGGCCGCCGGTGTTGAGGTCTTGGCCGCTTCCGGTTCCTTCAGGTCCATTGACATGGTGCCGCTGCTTGCGTTGTGTCGGATTGCCTTCACGATGTAGTATCCGTTCAGCGTTCCGGCCTGAATATGTACCATGTCTCCCTTGCGGATCATCGGAACGTCAGGCGCGTTTACGCTCATGAGGCGGTCCGGCTTTCCGTCGGTGTTGATGATGTCCTGCGCTGCAGCTTTGGCCGTGGCCAGCGTGTCGTCCTCGTCTCTGACGTAGATCTGCTGTCTGATTCCGTATTGTGTCTGGCCGTCTACGATGGCCTCTACAGCCTGCTTGCCTTCGCTGTCTTCCTTGCCGACCACCTTCACTCTGGTCACGAGGTTTGTTATGCTTGTCAGGTCCCTTGCCAGCTCGACGTTTTTGTCTTCTGTAAAGTGGTATATGGTCGTGTTGCTGCCTTCCGGCAGAACGCTGACCTTGCCTTTGGCGCTCCGGACGAAGCATGCCGCTGCGCCTTTTTTCTTGGCGTCGTCGAGCAGCTGAAGAATAATGTCGCTCAGGTACTCCGCCTTGAATAGCGTCTTTGCGTGCGCCACATCCGGGCCTTTGTACTCGCCGATCGGGATTCCCCAGTCGGTGAAAATTGAGGTTATTGCTGATTTGGTTCCTGTGCCTGCGCTATAGTACCGGTTATCTTGGCTCGCCTGCAGATTGATCAGTTCGTCGTATGCTGTAATGGCTATGATGTTCCCGCTGCTGCTGAATTGGGGGTCCCACTCGACGATTGTGCCGCGTGCGACTTCGTCTTTTCCGGTTCCCCAATCCGCAATTACCGCGATAAGGCATCCGGGCTTTGCGAGGCTCGATAAAAGCTGCCCGTTGTACTTGGCATTCGCTATGGTGAAGGAAGTCCGAAGCGCCAGCTCCGCTTCGCCTTCTTCCCATCCGAGGTCCTCTGTTGCTCCTGTGATGTCTATCTCTTTTCCGGCTTCGGTAACGAGCAGCAGCTGGTATCTGAGTTTTGCTATGTCTATCATTCCTGCTCGCCTCCTAACTCGGAAGTGATAAAACTTGGCCGGGGCGAATGAGAGAAGGGTTGCTTCCTATGGTGGCCTTGTTCGCGTTGTAAATCTCCATGTACTTGCTTCCGTTCCCCAGATATTTCTGTGCGATCGCCCACAGGCTGTCTCCCGACTTCACGGTGTATGTGCTTGGCTGCGGTGCCGCTGGCCGGGTGTTGCTGCTCACGTTGTTGTTGGTGGGGGATTTCGGCTGCAGCCCGAGCTCGTTCACGGTATAGATCATCATGTCCTTTGCCTCGACAAATGTGATGTTGTACTCGTAGTCTCCGGAGCCTCCTGCCGCCTCTGCGGTATAGGCGTCCAGATATACGTCGTGATTGATGACCGTTTCCGTTACCATCAGCTTCAGGCGCGTTCCGTTCTTCCTCCAGCTCTCGAACGTGCTTATAATTTCGTTGGGTGCTTTCCAATGCTGCCGCTTGATGTAGCTCGCATTCTTCCGTTTGGCGCCGGGGAGTATCGCATTGCTCCAGCTTATCTCTGTGAGCTTTTGTCCTTTCGGGATTTTGATATCCCCGGCGTTTATGATGTCATATGTCTGAAACTTCCCGGAAGCCTTGAGCTTTACGGATTGCGGGAGCATCGACAGCGCCACTCTGGTTCCGCTCTTGATATCGGTGATGTAAATGTCCATCGTGCTCCTCCTTTACGCTCTTACTGGCATGTTGGCGAATATCCGGGCGAGACGCTCTGCGAGCTCGTCTCCGATGTCGTCTGCCATGCTGCGGATATAAGTCTTTAGCACGGAGAGGATGCGCTCGTCGTCGCCGGTGTCGCTGGTGCCTATTGTGATCTCCGGGTTCGCGGAAACCTCCACCTTGATGGTGACGCCTCCGCCGCTGCTTCCTGCAGCTACTGGTATGTCGCTGTCGTCGGCCTTGATGCCGCCAACAATACCGCCGTTTGCATATGGCCGCACGCCCAGAAGCTCGCCTGTCTCTCTCCACAGGTCAATGCCTCGGGTCCTCTTGCTTGGTGACAGCGGGATGATGCTTTCTGCGCCTGCTTCGGCCACGATTCCCATGTGGGGTTTGGTCATGATTCCGCCGTATGCATGTGGCTGCACTCCTGTTGCCGCGCTATAACCTGCGCTGTATGATCCGGTAATCTGTCCCCATAAGCTGCTGAAAAAGCTCGGGATTGTGTTCGTGAAAAAGCTCTTTATGCTTCCCCATATGCCTGACGCCAATGTTGGGAGCGCCTGGGTAAAAAATCCGGTTATCGAGTTCCACAGGTCGGTGAAAAACTGCGGTATGGTTTGGGTGAAAAACGGTAGGATGTTGTTGTTCCATACGTTCGTTGCCCATGTCGGCAGGGTAGAGGTGAAGAAGGTTGAAATGCCGGTCCAGAGCCCTCCGAAAAACGCCGGGATGTCTTGCGTAAAGAACGGGACTATGTTGTTGTTCCACGTGTTCGATGCCCATGTCGGGAGCGTCGATGTGAAAAATGTCTTGATCCCGTTCCAAATCCCGGAGAAGAATGCCGGGATGTCCTGCGTGAAAAATGGAACGATGTTATTGTTCCAGACTCCTGATGCCCATGTTGGTAGGGTAGAAGTGAAGAAGGCCTTTATTCCTCCCCACAGGTTTCCGAAAAATGCCGGTATATCCTGCGTGAAGAATATCTCCGCTTTACCGACCGCGTAACCTATGGCGTAGGGGATCGTCTCTGTGAAGAAGTTTCCGACTCCTTCCCAGAATTCGCTCCATTTGGCCGGTATCGTCTCTGTGAAGAATGTTGAAACACCGGCTGTAAGATTGCCCCACCACTTGGGTATTGTGTTCGTGAAAAAGTTCCCGACGCCTCCCCAGAAGCTATTCCAGCCTTTCGGCAGGGTCTTCGTGAAGAAGTCTCCGATCGCTTTTCCTGCGTTCGATAGCCATCCGCCCGGGTCGCTTGCGTCTGACAGGGCCTTTCCTGCTTTGTCACCTCCGAGAAGTGCACCTACGCCGCCGACGCCTGCTCCTACGAGCGCACCGATGGCCGTTCCTACGCCGGGTACCACGGAGCCTATGAGCGCTCCTGTGGCCGCGCCCGCGCCGACCATTCCGGCCTTCGTCCCTGCGGTTACGTATTCGTCCTTGGCTCCTTTTTCGTCTCCGGATTTCCCTTTGCCGATTCCTTGGAACAGGTCGATTGCCGCGCTGCCAAGGCCAAGGATGCCGCCGATTATACCTGCGCTTCCTGCTGCGCCTGCAGCTGCTGCTCCGGCTGCTGTGGTTGCTGTACTACCGAGTGCAGTGCCTACGCTGCCGAGAGCCCCTCCGACGCCGCCCTGAACCGCGAGAAGCGTTCCATCGGCGCCGATTATGGATGATTTCGAGCCTAATGTCAGGAGCTTACTCAGCCAGCTTCCGGCTGATGTCAGTCCTCCTGCGGCTGCCGCTGCACCTCCTCCGGTTGCTCCCGGAAGTAGGAGAGGGGTTCCTGATGCTGCAGCTCCTCCGGCTGTCAGTAGGGCCTTTGCTCCGCCTGCTCTGAGTGCTGCGCCTCCTGCAGATCCACCGAGCGATGTCAAAATGTCTTTTGCTCCCTGCCCGACGTTGTTCACGCTGGTCCCGTATACGTTGACCACGTTAGCTGTTACTGTCATGGTGGTTGTCGTGTATGCGGATGGCATCGCGTTCGCTGCCGTGTTGGATGCTCCCTTGCTGAAAATGTTCTTTATGTCCGTGATGAGGCTCTTTGCCTCCTTCACGCCCTTGTAAATTCCGCCTATGAGCTTCCCTCCGAGGACTACTCCGAGGACCGCCACTACTTCCTTGTTGTTCTCGGCCCATGTTTTCAGGGCCTCTGTTATCTGCTCTGTGTCGAAGCCTTCCTTGAAGCCTTGTATGAAGCTGGCTCCGACGGATTGGCCTTCATCAAAGGTCTTGCTTACATCGATTCCGAGTATGGCCAGCAGGCCCATTTTGAGGCCGCTGCCCAGTCCCTTGCCGATGCTTGCCGCCTTTTCTGCGAACCATGCCTTGCCGGTGCTGTTCCACCATGCGCTGAAAGGCTCGGCGACTATCTTGTCCCATGCGATCTTGATTTTCTCCCAGATGTCCGCATTCTCCCAGTCTTCGCCGCTGGTAAAGTCGTTTATGGTTTCCTTCAGCCATTTGACCTTCTCGTCGACGAAGTCCATTACTTCTCCGATGGCCTTCTCAACCGCTGGCATCTTGTTTGTGAGCCATGATGCGAATTGCCGCAGGTATGGGGCAAGCCGAGCCGAGTGAAATCTTTACGCCGTCCATGGCGCTCT